CCTCTGACACAGATACGTTTAATTTTGTTATCTATATAAATGGCGTAAGACAAACCAAGTCGCAGCAAAGTACATATTTTGGACCGACATCGCCTGGAGATCAAAACGTTGCGCTTCAAATGTTAGCGCTGCTTAACCCGCTTGACCAGATAACGGTTGCCGTTGAAAACACATCAGATGCCGATGATATTACAATTGTTAATTTTAATTGTATTATCCAGGAACTTATCGTAGGACTTGGTCAAATTTCAAGCATTGATCTACAAGCAGCTTACAATAATGGCGACGGTAGTATCTTACAAAACCCTGGTAAGCCTCTCGCGTTAGACGTGAATTCTGACACTTATTATTCAGAATTAGCAATGAACAATGAAGCCATACTGGGTTTTGGTAAAGAGGCTGCGCGCATAAGTTTTTCCTATGGTGCGCCTAGTGGGCAATTACAAAATTCATCATACATTAGAGTTATTAATGTGGGTGGTATTAATTTTCCACCAGAAAAAATTGACAGGATGCAATTTTATTGTGGTCGTGATGATCAGCCAGAGTTGTATATGGAGTTTGACCCTTTGGCAGACTTCATAAGCGGTTATAAAACTCTGCGCATGGTCGCAGGTACAAGCATTATTACAGATGACGGGGTATTAGGCATTACCTCACTGAGTGGTGCCAGCCGCATTAATGTATCACAATCATTTTTAAATGGTATTAATAACGGTGGAATACGAGTTGATCATACAAATAGTTATGACGGCATTTCCTTTGGTGTCTTTCCAAAAATTGGTAATGCCGGAATTTCACATTGTCGGTTAACTGTTTCAACTCCAACTTTTAACTATCCGCAAAACACCTACCAACCAGTGTGGTTTGAAGCAGTAGCCAATAAACCATATTATGGAACCCCAACAGTTAGACCAAATGAATTTAGACCAGGTCATAAAATCGTGATCGACATAACTGGTGTCGTGCGGTACAAAGGTCCTGTTGGTGGCACTAAAGCTTATTTCCGTTGGAGTTGGAAAAACAACAGTGGCACACGTACCGTATTTGAGGTTACAAGTGACGCTATTGACGATTTTACGCTATCAACATCTGATAAACAGACTCCTTTTCAAATGAAACTTACAATGATTCTTTCTGAGTTTGGACTTTACCTAAGTGGCTTTGGTAATTATAGTCGTCAAGATGGCGTTTTGCGTCCAATAAATTGGCAATTCATAGGCGACTTAACATATTCTCCGCCGACTGGTTTTTTCCCTTTCCCAATTGCCGATTTTAATGAAGATTTTAATATTTTGCTTGAATATAAATACGATGGAGCATTTCCGGGCGTAGATTTTGTATGCTCTGGTCTTTCCATTGATCATTACCCAGGTTTTGACCCAGAGTTCTACGTATAAGGAATTAAACCATGACACAGACACTCATATTTCCACTGCTAACAACCGCAGAAAGAAACGCTCTACCTAGCGTTCCAGATGGGGCGACGATTTACAATGTCGACGTCGATAATTTACAAGTCACTAAAAACAACGGAGCTACATGGGAGAATCTAGTAGATAGCTCCACATCCTCAAGCCCTACCGAGGTTTATGTTTCAAATACTGGTAACGATACGCCAGATGCTGGGACAATTGGCAACCCTTACGAAACATTAAGCTACGCTTTGTCACAAATTACAGATGCAAGCGCAAGTAAACCATACACTATTTTTTTAGTGACAGGTATATTTATTGAGCCAAGCCTTGCTTTAAAAGCATGGGTTAATATTGACGGTCAAAATAGTGCGTTGGCAATTACAAACACTGTTACTGCTGATCCTAGTTTCAATGGCGGGTCCATTTCACGCATTTATAATTTTGCGGATTTAAATTTAGTTGGTGGCGCTAATTTAGATTTCACTGCATCTACAACTATAGTTGGTATTCGCTTCGAGGATATTTTAACTACGGCACCTTATACAGTAACAATACAAGGTGGTGCTTTTGGGGCGGCATTAATTGTAAACAATTGGGTGGCTGTAGGGCCTGAGCCATCTTTAATACTAGAAAACACATCATGCTTTATTGATAACTTTTATTTAGATGCGCTTACAGTAGAAAAATCTAATGCTTTACCTGGCATAGGCATTAATATTAACAACTCACAAGTTCGTGGTGCAGCGCTTTTTGACTGCTCGCAAAACCAAATGGTGTCAACAATAAAAGATGTTAATTTTTTAAGCTCCGCTACTTATTTGCAAACTGGAACAGGCGTTTTAAATGCAACTAGCGTAAATTCATTTTACAACAGCCTTGTTGTTGATGGTCTTGCAGCAACGCTTGATATTGACCAAATTGAGCAGACACCATCTGTATTAAATGGCGCCACAGTAAATTACAAACTAATCAGTGATGGGTTGCTTTCTAACTACACGCCGCTGAACTATACGCCAACTAGCACAAGTGTAAACGGCGCATTGCAAGGGATTGATGCGGCAATTGGTAGTATCGGCGTTTCTACTTTGCAAGAAGCTTATGACGCTGGCCCTACCATAAACATGGATAGTAATGTTGACCTTGAAGTGTTCTCTAGCACTGGCCGTTTAGGATTTAGTGTTATTGAAGGCGGTAACACAACGGGCGTACAAGTTAATCGTGCCCTGCAAATTGATTATCCTGACATAGGCGGCCCATTACTTTTTTTCCAGCACCTAACGCCAACAGCGCCAGGAGTTCCAATTGCTAGCATTGGCGGTCAGACACAAGCAAGCAACGGTTTAAGTAAAACCTTTGAAACAATGACTGTGCAAGTTGTAAATGATACTGATGCAGCATTTGAAGCAGAAACCGTTTTCACAAACATTATTAATAATGCACAGATTGATTGTTTTAAAACAGGTGTCCAAAACGTTAGTTTTCGCGATTTAAACATGCAAAACAACCTCATAACAAACGCAGGGGTTATACAAGCTAACGTAAGAATTGAAACGCCTTCTATCGATATGCAGGCTGGCAATATATTCAACGCAAATAGTGTTGAGTCACAAGCTTTAATTAGCACGCAATTTGCATTTCTAAATCAAATTGAACAAACAAACGTGTCCACGCCTGGTTCTTTGCTACAATATGCCATTAGAAATCAGAATGCTGGAGCAAACGGGGCTACTACTTATCAGATGATAAATAGCAGTGAAAATAGTGCAGCAAACCCGTTTACATACTTAAGAGAAGATCACATTACACAAAATGTTACTGCTGGCAATGAATCAGGGCAGCGTAATTTTTGGTGTGCAACTGGTGGTTCGCTAGAAGAGTACATGCGATTTTCTGGTATTGGGCAAGTTAATATATATAAAACGCTAGACATGAGTTCTAATGACATTTCAGTAGTTAGAACGTTGCAAGGTCCGAATGGCTATCTTGATTTTCAAAACTTTATAAGCGCTACAGCGTTTGAAATTAAGGCAAACGGCACTCAAGATTTATCGCTTGACACAACAACCGGAAACGTTGTTTTAGGTCAAAAAATAATCTACGTAAAAGATGGTGAAGTTCCGGCATTTATACAATCAAATACAACTTACATTTTCTTAGGCGACAGAACAATAACGTCACCAATAGTTATTAACCAACCTGGTGTAACTTTTAAAGGTACAGGCCGAGACAACAGTTCAATTACTATGACAGGTTCATATATTGGCGGCATGATTCAGGTCTATGATGAAGACTTTGAAATAGCTGACATTAAATTAAGCGCTCAAGGCGATAATACCTATGCAATTTATGGTACTAATATAAACGCAGCTGACCCTTTTAATTCTGGACGCAGTAAAACGCTTAATATTACAAATTGTCAGTTTAGAAATTGCATAAACGGTATGTTAATAGAAGGTTTTGACTTAATCGATGTTAGCCAAACGTTATTTTACTATTTTCAAGCGCCTAGTGTTGCTCAACCTCAATTTGGTATTAGCTTGCTTGGTACAAGTAAAGTCGAGTTCACAAGTTGTGAATTTTTGCGTTGGTATGATGAGTCAACCAATCCAACGCCAGCCAACTTTTTCGAAGGCAACATGTTGCAATTTGAAAACCACCCTACCGCTGTAGGATTTGGCGCGGTAAATTTAAGTGGTTTGATTGTGCATCCGCAGCAAAACCAGAACGGTATTTTTATCGATAATTTAGCAACTTTTGGTTTTGCAAACTTAACATCAACTACGTTTGTAGACGGAAATTTGAATCTGCCAACATATCAACCGCTTGTCATTGACATTGACTTGCAACCGAGCTGGATTGTTGAGGCTAATCAAAATACGCCAAATTTAGTTGCTTTTATTAATTCAGAAGTAGATGCTAACGCATTGGTTACTACGATTTCGGCAGTTAGCACACCAACGCCTGTTGCCGCTACTAATTTTATTTCTAACGGTGAATCGCGTGTTACTTTAAACAATAGCACCGGCGTAATTACCAAAGATAGCAAACGGCCGAACTACTTTACCATTAACTTGACAGGGCAGCTCACATTGCAATCAGGCGGTAACAACCAAGACTTGCAAGTAGGTTTGTTGCAAAATGGTGTACCTGCTGGCCCAACGGCTAAGCTGCAAGCTGATAGCGGTGTACCTGCGGGTTTTAGCTATAACGTAATTGGTTTTGCAACGCAAGGCGATACATTTCAGCTATATGTACAAAATGACTCTGGCTCAAATGATATTTTGTTAAACAATTTACAGTTAGCAGGAGTTGAAGTATAAATTTGTATGCAACTTAATGTATACTATTGCTTCAACTAACTATGGAGAATTAAATAATGTCTGAAACAAAAGAAATTGTTGAATATAAAATTCAAGAGAATCTAGTACAGCAATTGATAGCGGCACTGCAAATGGCCGAGCCTAGCACCGTTGGTTTGATTAGCGATTATCAAAGACTGATTGGTGCTTTACTGAAGCTACAAAAACTTTAAATTTTTAAAATGACAAGGAAGTCAAAATGGATTTAAACTACAGTAGCGCAGCTGTCCTCGGAGGGATTCAAGGACAGCTCGGCAGTATAATCAAAAATTACTTTGATCTTAAGAAGCACAAGATAACGGCTAAATACAAAGCTGTTGAATCAATACGTCAAATTAAGTACAAACCATTTGTATGGCTCCAATCTATATGCGCAATAATAATTATCAGCTATGTATGCCTGATTCCTTTTTTTGCATCGTATTTTGGAATACCAATCGAAATGGCATATGTTGAGACCAACGGAGTTTTAAAAGCAGCGTTTACTGGATCGCAGTCAATCAGTTGGAACGATATTCACGGGCTACCAATAGGACCATGTCATGTGTATTTATCGTCGGCAGCGTGCTTTTACTTGTTCGGAAATAAAGGAAGGTAAATTTAACGACGCACGTCAGTATGGTGTACAAGGAAGCTGGATTACGTGCGCCGTTAAAACTGGTTACCTAAAAAGGTATGTCGTCGTCTTGATTTTCTGTGTTTTGCTCATTTATTTTACTATCTTCTTTTTCGTCGTCCATGATATAGTTTACGAGCACCATTTGCCAGCCATATTTGTCGTTTTCTTCTGCTTTAAAGTGACCATTTCCATATTTGCCTTGAATTTCAGATAGCTTTATTTTTTTTGTGTCGTACATCTCTGTTAGACCGATGTTGTCAAAAAACTGCCTTGTAAATTTTTTGCTTTTTTCGTTAAGCGTTAAAAATTTGGTACAAAAACAATTTTTATCATCGGTTTTAAAGTTCAGGCTGACCATTAACATAGGGTCGCCTTTGCTGTTTTTTTCAATAAAATTCACCTTATCAACTTTAAACTTTCCGCTGTAACGATCCACGATGTTGGCTTTTAGGATTTCTTCCTTAGTGATATATACACTAGAAATATCAAGTTCACCTAAATCATTTAACATAAAAATCTCCTACTTAAATAATCTTAACTTGCTAATCAATGTCATAAGAACCCCGGTAAACACCAGGGGACTTACTATAACGAACAAGTAATTCTTAAAAACAGATTTAAAAAAATCAAAACCCTCTCTCACTTTTTTACGTTTAGTACTTTTCATTTTAATCCCTACATTTCTACGTCGTCTTTTATCATAGATTCTTCAACTTTGTTTTGAAGATAGTCTATACATTTTTGTATTGTTTTTTCATTCATCTCTGAAAAATCATAGCAACCAGCTGATTCAAGCCATTTTGAAGTTACTTTTTCTTGAACATTTAATTTATATATAAGATCGTTTAAACTTGATATCTGATCTTTTGAAGCCAAAACTTCAGGCGTGCAATCCCTCTCAAGTATCTCCTTTCCATAAATTTTTGATATATTTTTATAGCTAAAAACATAATCTTTATATAACTCAAAACCATCAACTCGACTTTTTTCAACAGTTGCAACAAGATCTTTTCCTTCTCTCCTTATCTTGAAAAGAAGATCAAATAGAAACTCTGACTTTTTATAACAATCAAAAGTCTTTCCAGACGTTGTATTTACAGTACCTTCTACGTATTTATCCTTTGAATGCGCTGTAACAATAACATTCATATCCAGCCTTGAAAGTAAATTAAAAAGATGCCTCATCTTTTTGTTTGCTAAGGCATAATGTCTTCCAAATCCAGTTCCATCGTCTTTACCTGATCTTAAGCTATTTTGGCACTCATCAATTAAGTTATGATGAATATTAGTTAATGGATCTATAACTAATGTTTTATAATCATGCTTCTCAGATATTAGCGTTTTCACCTCTGTTATTAACTCTGAAAAAGATACAGTATGAAATATTGCTCCTCCAACTTCATTCAGAATATCAACATACTTATCATTTACGCATCCTTTTTCGGTATCTATTACGTAAGGCTTTGGGAACTGTATAGCAGCTGTAGTCTTTCCAACACCTGCATCACCATAAAATAGAGCCTTTAGTCTTTTATCTACCTTGCTAGGCTTTGTACCTCTTAACATATTTATTTCCTTATAATGTTTTCGCAATATTATGTTGGTTGTTATTAATTCCTTTAATTTGAGATTTAATTTGAGATTTAATTTGACTAACAACTTTTTCAATTTCAACAGGATCGTGGCCTGGTATTGAATTATAGCGTATAGACCTTCCCAAGCTTTCAAGCTGGCATACAATATTAGTTAATGTATTTATGTCAGTATTAAACTCTATCTTCATATCACGATCCATCATTCTAAAAAAACTCCTCATTGCGGTATCTCCGTTATTTGTATGAACATAATAAAAATCATCCCAGCCATTACTACTAGCCAAAATACATCTTTAAGAGATTCTTTATTTTTCATGAGTTTACCCTCCTTGAGCCATTTATCCAGTGGTTTTCGCCGTTGTCTCTGTCGGTAATCATGTGAAACCCATTGCTTTCAAGTACGTTTTGCATATTTTTTGTTGATACTGATTCAAGCATCTCTTCCAAAACGGGGGTATAATACTTAATCGCTTCGTTAGATATGTACTCATCTAAGTCAAACAATGTATCGTCATCTTCTTTTTTAAAGTGCTGAACTATTAGTTTTGTAATCTCAGATTGGTCAGCCTCAGTGAGGAATACAATTTCATCGTCTGAAGACTCCATGCATATTGCAGCAAACTCTTTTATAACTGAGCACGGCAGACTTTTAACTTCTACAAATCCGCTTCTGTCAGAGTGGAAGCTAATTGTTTCATCAATAAACATAGCCATTTCTTTTGAGTACTTATTCATATCGCCCTCCTTAGCAATAAATTAATCCGTTTAAACCTAGGTCCTCAATTAAATCTCCTCTGTTTTGATCAGTAGCAACTTTTTGAATTAGGTTGATGTAACGTTGCTTGTCTAACTGAAACAAATCATTATCTAAATTATTTAGATGTTCATATAATCCAAGTGATTGTAAGCAGTCCTTAATAAGGTGTATATCGTTGTCATATAAACCTTTATTACAGTTCCAGATGTTTTCAAATGCTTTCATGTTTAATTTCCTTTTGTGTGTTAGAGATTTAATATTAACTTTTATTTTTAGCCATGTAAAGCGTTTTTTACATTTAAATGTAAAAAATTAGGTTTTATATGTAAATAGTTGATACTTATATGTTTGTGTGTTAACTTCAAATAATAGTTATTAATCACGAGGTTTATATGAAAAAGTTAAGCGCATTTGCTAGAAACGTGAGGGGCCTTAGGCAAGAATTTGGTCTTTCTACAGAAAAGTTCTCAGAAATAATGGAGATATCCGTATCAACTTTGGGTAATTGGGAGCGGGGTAATGCGATACCTCATGTATCTCATATAGAAGATTTGGTTAATTTTTCATTTGATAATGATAAGAAGTATGGATACGATTATTTTTTAGGTTTAAATTTTGATGACCCTAGAACTCTTGATCAGTATTCTACGAAAAATAAATAATGTTTAAGGCCGCAAAGGTGCATTTCAGTGCGGCCTCAAACTCTTACCGCTCTAACACAAGTAAGGAAAAACGGTTGTCACTCAAATCAACTAAGGTTAATATGAGTGACTACATTTTTAAAACCCAACAGTTTTATAGGTCTATCTGATTTAAGACGCCAGATGCCTAAATATTACTTTGGTTGATTTCTCAAGTCAAGCTCAGAAATCAACTAGGTGAAACTGTTGAAAAGGAATTTAACAGGGAAAGTCATGCAAAAAAAACCATCAAAAAATCAAAGGCTTTTTCAAGTCAAAATTAAAACACCCCAATCCTTGAGGTGCCTTAATCAAATCAAACCAAACATCTTTATACTAAGGAGATTTTAATGTCAGTAGAAAAACAAGACTTCAACTCATTAATAAAGGAAGAAATTCCTTTTACGATTATACCTAATTTTGTTCTTCAAACAATATCTAACCCACTGGCTTTATCAGTTTATTGTTATTTGATTAGTTTGCCGAATGATTGGACAGTAAACAAATCACAACTAAGAAAACATTTCGGTGTTGGGCGAGATAAGCTTGATGCAGCGATGAAGTTTTTAAATGAAAATTACTTAATAGCATATTTTCAAGACAGGAAAAGAAGCGGTGCTTTTGGAAATAGTTGCATAATTGTAAAAAATGGAAACGAATATCGTGACAAAGTTATTAACGGCACCGGGGCACTGAAAATCAGTAGTGCGGTTAAATGTAATCAAGAACATGTGACCGCACCACTGAAAACCCGGGCAACGGATTATCCGGGCAACGGTAAAACAGCACCTACAAATAATATAATTAATAAAAAAGAAAAAACTAAAACAAATACATCATCATCTGTCGATGATGGTGACAGCAGCTTTTTTGTTTTTTGGGGTAAGTACCCAAAGAAGGTTGGCAAGAAACAAGCGCAGAGATCATGGAAAAGGTTAAGCAAAAAAAATAAAGCACTTGTCATGGATGACATTCCTAAAAGACAAGACGCCGTATGGAAACATAACTCAAAGCAGTATATCCCAAATCCAGCCACGTACTTGAACAATGAAAGATGGCTAGACGATATGATACCTCACACAGAGATATCCTCGTCACGGGGCTACAAGGCCCGATCAGGGGAATTAAAAAGCACTGTTCCATTTTACAAGTCACAAGGCAACAAGATTTCAAACAAAAGATCTAAGCCCCCTGTTAAATTGTCCAGTTTATGTTCTAAATAAAATATTGAATAAAATAATTTTAAGTGATGAATGTTTTTTACAGATATTATCCATTGATGGTCATTAGCCAATAGATATATATTATAAACAAGCGTCGCGTCTTCAGTGTCAACGACAAGATCAGCAGGATGCTGTGAATGGATTCCTTGTGTCACCTCAATCAGACATCGCGGCGCCACTAATTTAGATCCAAGGACTGGATATTATGAGGATGGTCATACCAATTAAAGTCGTTGGTAAAGAGCGCCCTAGATACTCGTCCAAGACAAAATCATTTTTTACACCAAAAAAAACTAAAGAGTTTGAAGCTGATATCGGTGCTTATGCAATGATACACATGCAAACTAATCATATTAAAGCTATAGAAGGCCCTGTGACGGTAAATATAATTGTTAAAATAAAGACGCCCTCTAGCTGGACAAAAAGTCGTACAGAGGCTGCTATACAAGGAGATATTATGCCTACTGTTACACCTGATATAGATAATTGTTTAAAAAGCATACTCGATGGAATGAACGGCATTACCTATAAAGATGATAAGCAGGTTATTAAATGCTCAATTGAAAAACGATATCATACAGAAGATATTATAGAGATAGAAGCTTACCCTAATATGAAGAGTAAGCTTAACGTTGACCATAGGTTTAAAAACTTTGGATTAAAGTAATTGTTATTCTTCGTGTTGTTTTTTTATTTTTGAATCAAGTTCACTAACAGGTATTAACTTATTGCCACAAACACATTGATCAGTATTAAAATACCCGTTGTCTACCATTGTTCTAATGGTTCTATAAGTTATAGATCTTCCTTTATACTTATAGTTTTTTTTTGCTAGGTAATTGTATGCTTGTTTGAAATTCATCATCTTTATCCCTTATATCTCTTAGTAATTCTTCTGTTTTTTCTTTTCCTGCTTCAAGCATTGCTTGTGCAAATATTTTCTTGTTGTTTTCAAACAGTATAAGGTTTTTGTCTTTAATTTTCATTAAGTTAGTGTCGTATATTGGAAATTTCATTGCTTACATCCTTGTATTTAAATATAATTCCATTGCTTACGTAGTATGTGTTGTTGGCGCCGTATCATCTACGGAAGGAAGATTTAGGCGCTCTCAACATTCTTAGTCTCGGAATAACGTAGTATTCCTTGCCACTCTCTAATTCTATTGCTGGTATTTCTGTTTCTATGAAATGCTCGTATTCTGTTGTTGTTTTGCAGTTTGGTGCTCCGAAGACATTGCAATAATGCTCAATAGCCTTTTCATTGCATGTAAATAATAAATCTGCTCCATTTGCGTTCATTTTAATACTCCTTTTAAGTTACTAATAATTTACTTATAATTAATATTATCAATTATGATTCGCCAAGTAAAGCGAAATGTATATGTTGATCAAAACATAATCATGTGTTATATTAGAATAAAGAGGGTAAATATTCATGAAAATAGAGAAGTTCCACGATATCATTAAAAACGTTATGGAAAAGCACGGTGAAAATTTAACAGTTAATTTACCTAAGGGCGATAAGTATAAACCCTTAGATAAAGTAGTAGTTACTACAGAAGGGATGGTTATTTTAGATTTCTTTGGGGAGTATTTTGGACATTGATCAAGGTTAACTTAGTAAAATCCGGAGAGAACATTTATGTTAAGGATATGAGGGGTAATGTGGTTGCCTGGTTTGCTGACTACACTAAATTAGCAGTACCAGGAAAGTACGAATACCATTTGGACACTGACGAACCAGGAAGGATCGATCTAGTAATGCTTAAGAAGCAAAAGAAAAACAGGGACAGTAAATGAAAGATAAAATGGATGATGAAAGCAAAATTTGCTACTTGCTTAAAATGATAGACTACATAATGGATTCTAATTCAACTGATGAAATGCATGACAGAATGGACAATATTATATATGCTCCTGAATTTAAAAGCATACTTGATGGTTGCGAGCACAAACCTAAGTTTTTATTAAACTTTTAACTGGAGAATATATGAAATACTCAGCTACTCAGCTGCATTTAAAAACAGCTGACATACTTGACTGCGCATTAACTAAGCCTGTAGTTATTACAAAGTACTCTAAAGAAACTCACGTTATAACGAGCGCAAAAGAGTTCAACAAGCTTAAGGGCAAAATTAAAGAACTTAGGGCAACTATTCGTGACAATAAAAATCAAACTTAATTTATGGCTTATATTGACAACAATTTTAATCATAGTTGGATTCTATAACGTACATAATTTCGGAGAGAAAGTATTAATAGCACTAGGAGCGTGCTTCATTATTGATTTCTTAATAAAGAAAATAACAAAAAAATAATAAATAGCAGAGGAGACATAAACGTGTTTAAACATCCCGTTTTTATATGCTTTTTTATGTGGGAGCTGTCTTTTATGTTTTTCTTTAGGGTTAACACTCCTTATATATTGATAACGTTTGCATTTACAATTTTTGTTTTGCTTAGAATGTCTGATACGAAGGTTGATATACAAGATGAAGAGGTTACGTATGAGTACGCAGACTCAGATGATGATTCAATTAGGTTAAAATATGATTCGCAGATAAAAGGTTTTGTTAGGGTATACGCTTAAAATTGACTGTTTTGCTTAATCTTGTATACTATTAATACATTGTTACAAACAGGAATTAAACAATATGCCTTTTAAGCCAGGACAATCAGGTAACCCAAACGGAAGACCAAAGGGAAGTGGGGACAAAAGACTTCACATTAAGAAGCTTTTAGAGGACAACTTAGAGTCAGTTTTCATGTCTGTAATAGCGCAAGCTCTTGAAGGCGATATGACTGCTGCGAAGATAGTTCTGGATAAGGGATACCCAAATCCAAGGTCATACTCAGAGAATCTGAACATAGATATAACAAAGATTGCATCTAGTGCTGACCTTGAAAAGATAATTGAGGAAGTTATGTTAAAGTCTCTTCGAGGCGACTTACCTGATGACCAGGGTAAGACTATTGCTTCACTAACTAAGACCATGTCTGAGCTACATAAACTTGGTGAGCTTGACGAAAGGATCAAGATTCTGGAAGGTAATAAATGAAAGAAATACTAGACGCTATAGACAACATTACGCACGAGTGCCCAGGCTTTACATATGTCATGATAGAGATCGCAAAAGGTAAAACTATGCAATACGAATTGAAGGTTGATGCGTATGATCAGAAGGAAGATTTATTTTTTTGTATATGTTTGCCTTTTAACACCATGAAAGAAGGGTTAAAAGCTTTAAATGAATGCGTGCAAAAAACAATATCTAATTACTGCGAGATAGACTACTTATGAAAACAATATACCTGCTTTTATCCTTCATGTTTACCATGCTGCTTCTAAAATTCATTCTTAACTTATCTATGGCTGCCAAAGCCAAGAAATTACAGAAGCTTTATACCTTATATATAGAGGATGGTAACCGTTCTATCTTCAGCAAAATAGAAATAGCCAAAAAACTTTTAAATATTGCAAACATTACATGGATATACGTACACCAAAAAAAATTGCCCAATGGAAATATTAAAACAATAAATGTTGACTTATTAGCTACAATGACTGAAGATACAAACGCGACATACGGCGTTTTTACTAATGAAATGGTGTTTCAATTGTTTAACCAAGCAAAGAAAGAGTATATTCGTAGGGCTTTTCAAGTGTTCACTGTAGATTTCTATAAAAAATTAATAGGCGTATGAGCGAAGATATTTCACTACAACAATCTTTATGTAATTTTAATAAGATGCTTAATGTATTGAAATATGCCAGAGAGGAAGATTTTCTATACCTAACAAGAAACTTTGACCTCACTGGAAACGAGGGTCTGAACAAAGCTCTAGTTATAGCTGCTGAGTTGAAATTCAGGTAAATAATAACTACGCACATAGGAGACAATTATGAACATCCCATGGTTTGATGTTCTTGATTGCGGAACATGCATGATAAACAGCGATGTTTTTAGTAATATCAGCTTTTTATTGTCGTAACTTGTAATGAATCATCGCTGCCTATTCCCCTTGGTGGCGATGTTTTAAGGAGAAAATATGCCGTTCTATGATGGACAGCCGCCATTTTATAAAGGTTGATTAAATTATGAGTAGTACTTATTTATTGATTAATAGAAAACTTAAATTGTATATTTATGGGCTAAATAGAAATTTTTGGGGATATAAAGGTCCAATAGGTGATAAAGGAGAATTTGTTTCTGATTTTTTAATTAAATGCTCAAATTATAGTGATGGTATAATCGAAATAAAAGATACTAACAATTTTTGTGTTTTAGACCTGGAAGGTGATGGATATAGAGAATATGATGGAGTTAATTTAGACAGCACTAAAATACCAATCATTAGCATGATTGTTACCGAAGATGAGGGTGATAAATGAACAACGTCACGTTTCCAGCCATTTTAATGACAAAGCTTAAAAAATAAACTGCACACAAAGTGCATAGCAAAACGAGGTAAAAATGCGTAAAAAGAACACTGACTATCGTCAGCGAGAATATCTATATAAAGATGAATCAGTACAGCTCATCAAGTCATGTGAAAAATTTGAAATGTATCCCGAGCGTAACAAGTGGATAATCTTCTTCATGTTAAAGCATGGTTTGCGCGTAACTGAGCTAACAACCATGAAGTGGGATCAGATTGATTTCAATCGCAGACTGTTAACAGTCACCAGGCTTAAGTCAGGAAAGACATCTACTCAAAAACTATCCTTAGGCCAGATAGACTTCTTGCGTAAGCTACAAGATAAAAACTGGATGGACTCAAAGTATATTTTTATAAACCATCGAACTCACAGGTATATTACTGCAGGTGGTATTAACAGGATGATTAGAAAAGCCGGAGATCATGCAAACCTTGATTACATGAAACTGCACTCACATATGATGAGGCATTCGTGCGGTCATTACTTGATCGAGAACGAAGATAGGGCGCTTAGGTTTATACAGACATGGTTAGGCCATGTTAAGCCGGAAAGCACAGCTCACTATACGCAGCATTCATCTAAGAAGTTTGATGGGTGGTTTGAAAATTTTGAAGAAGAACTAGGAGTAGCATAATGGATAACAAAGACAATGATTCAGTAAAAAAACCTATACTAACCATAAATCACATCAGACGATCCATCGATGGATTTAAGGATGATAGGTTGATAATGTTGTATAAATACGCCTTAGCATCTAATGACGTTGAGCTTCAGCAAAGAGTTGGTGAAAGGCTAGAAAAGATTAAGAAGTAGTCAAAAGTATATTATTTGCCCCCCCTGCCCCTCTCAGGGCGGTTAAAACCGACAATTTTGACGAGAGGGGGGGGTGAAGAGTAAAATTTAAACGCGGAAGTAGTTCAAAGGTAGAACGTAAAGTTATAGATAACGCATAGTCTTTCCTTCTTTAAGATCTAGGTTCGACTCCTAGCTTCCGCTAGTCATCTCCAACAACTTACAAAGCTTCCTAATCCCAACACTAAAGTTTCCATCACCATATGCCTTAACTAGGTCATACATCTTGTCATCGATGCATACGCTCCTACGCTTGTACGGTCCTTTAACTTTTGGGCCTGAACCCGGGCGCGCTCCTCCTATGTTACTCATCTTATTATTCATATCCGTTTCCGTCTCCGCTTCCATATCCGTTTCCGTATCCGAATACGTTTCCGTATCCGTCTCCATATCCGTCTCCGTATCCGTTTCCATATCCGTCTCCGTATCCGTTTCCATATTCGTCTCCGAATACGTTTCCGTATCCATATCCGTATCCGATTCCTTCTATTGATGGTTTAATCAGCTTCGACATAAGGCGCACCATCCAAATCTTTTATACATTTTGAAGATAACTCTAAAATCTCTATCGCTTCTAGCCATACAGATTTAACAGGAGAAATAATTTTACTTTCTTCTACATCAATTCCTTCTATAGCTACACCAGAAAGTGAAATTGATTTTTTAGCTTTCCAGTAGTACATGCGCCGCGCATCTTCTAAAATGACTTCATTACCTGATTTCTCAACTAATTTACCAAACCATACGCCAGCAGAGCACGTCCTTATAATAACTTTTTGACCTGAATGCCTATTCAGTGTGCTTGATTGCTCGCTTCCGAAAACTTCCATTAATTTTTTAATGTCGCCTAGTTTCATGTCGTCAATATTCATTAATTAAATCCTCATATTCCTGTTCAGTTACTTCTAGTATGTCATTCGATTGCGCGTCATAAATTTCGCACATTTCACATTGATAATAAATTTCATCACCAGCCCATTTTGATATAATGTCCTCATAGCAGTGTCTACATATTAAATATGTTTCAGAATGGTGCTGGTTCATTATCCCAATCCTTATGTTCAACTTCTCCTATGTCGTCGTCACGTCCTGGTATATAGCCTTCGTCTTGATTGTCTGGGTGCAATGGGTCTAACTGCCATGGCGCCCTTCCTTCATCTTCCAATTTTGTCATTTTAATTTCCCCTGTGTGTTAGTAGAAATTGAATAATAGCATAACTATTCAATCAGTCAAGCTATCCACACACTTTTCCACAGAAATTGTGAATATAAAGTTATCAAATAATAAGAAGCATAAAATCCGAACTAGGTGAATAAACCGCATGCGGGTAACCGGTAACCGCATGCGGGTAACTATCAATAAAAGTGTGTTAGAATATGGAGCCCGAAATTTCAGAACAAACTAGGCCGTTTGTTGTGTCTGGCATTGTGCGTAGTCGGTGGACACATTTTGGGCTTACTTTAAAATCATTTCTTTGACTAGCCTAATCATCGCTGTTAACATTTAGACCATTATTCCCCGCTAGCTCAGCTGGTAGAGCGTGTGACTGTTAATTACTGTGTCCTTGGTTCGAGTCCAAGGCGGGGAGCCAACATATTATAAGGATAGTAATATGCCTCTTAAGAAAGGAAAGTCACAAAAAACAATTAGTAGTAACATTAAGAAACTTAAGAAGGAAGGTTACCCACAGAACCAGTCAGTAGCTATTGCCCTAACTGAGGCTAAAAAAAAGCCAAAGAAAAAAAAGAAAAAATAGTATATATTGATAATCTTTCGAGCATTAAGGAAAGCAAATGGAATTGCTGAAAAAGATTAAGTCTTATGGGTACTATTTGTACTACTATAAAAGTATTAAAGAAACACGAGCATTTTGCAAAAAATTTATGCAAAACAACCTTTCTACTATCAGCATTTCGGCTTTATATTGCGAGAAAGCTGTTAAGAATTTTTATGAACGTATTTTGGATGTTGATCCTAATCTACAAAATAAGTTAATTAATATCTTTGAGGGAGAACTTGATGGTTATGACGATGTTAGAAGAAGAATAAACGATCATCAACACATTAGTAGGCGTGAGTATAACAAGATAATAAGTATTACAAATTACAAAAATATTTATGATACTTGTAAATCGCACGGATCAATGGAAGAAGTGATCAATTATTGTCACAAGTCAATTGTGGATGTTTTTAACTCACTAGAATGCGATCTTATTGACATCTTTAAAAAGGAATAGCTTTTGCAAAATTTGCTTACACGAATATCAAATCTTGAAAAAAAGAGCAATTTTGAAGCAAAAATGATGCGTGATGTTCCTGATCCGGAGGTATTAAAGTCTAGCTTACTTGAGTTTACAAAGTACTTTTATAAACTTCGCACTGGTCGTGAATTCATTGTACGCAGAGGACAGAACCGCACGAGCTTTATAGATCAGGTTGTACCAGTCCTAGAGTCTAGCATTAGGCATGATGAAAGCGCTCATAGACTTGCGATACGATGCCCGCCACGGTACGGCAAGACAGAGATTTTTATTAACTATATATGCTGGGCATTGGCTAATTACCCTGATAGTAGCTTTATATATGTATCATATAACTGGGAAAGCGCTGTTAAAAACACGAAGACAATTAGGCGAATTGTTAACCTGCCTGAGTACAAACAACTCTTTGGTCTGGAACTTGTAGGAGATAGTAGAGCAAGTGATAATTTTGAATTTAATACTGGTGGTGCAATTGTTGGCGTTGGCGCGGAGGGAACAATTACAGGGCGTGGTGCTGGAATACCTGATGTAGAATGTTTTGGTGGTGCTATCATTATTGACGATATTCATAAACCATCAGAAGTCACCAGCGAAAAATATCGACAGCGCATCAAATCATGGTGGTTTGAAACACTCGCAAGCCGTGTTAATAACCCAAAATTAACGCCTATTCTTGCTATTGGGCAAGCCCTTCATGAAGACGACCTTATTGAGAACCTTACTCAAGGCATGGATGTTAAGCCATGGACGCCTCTTATTATTCCCGCGTTAGATACTGCCGGCAATGCGCTGATGCCAGACTTGCATACAAGCGATATGCTTTTGAAGATGAAAGAAAAGATGCCGTACGAGTTTGCAAGTCAGTATCAACAAAACCCTGTTCCTGCTGGTGGTGGCCTCTTTAAGAAAGACTGGTTTTTACCTTTCCTTGACTCTATACCTGATAACATCACGCACACATTCATTACTGCCGATACCGCAGAAACTGATAAAACATATAATGACCCGACTGTTTTTAGCTTTTGGGGTTTATATAAAACCAAGGTTGGCGAGTACGAAACAGACACTTATGCGCTGCACTGGTTAGACTGTGTGGAAATATGGATAGAGCCAAAAGACTTGCAAGACGAGTTTCTATCTTTCTACAATGCCTGCATGCGCTTTGCGGTTAAGCCGGGCATGATTGCTATTGAGAAAAAAAGCACAGGTGTAACGCTTGTTTCCGTCTTAAAAACAATTCCAGGCCTAAGAATTATGGAAATCGAGCGTACTAAAGCCTCAGGGAGCAAGGCATCGCGCTTTATCGAAATGCAACAATATATAGCTTCATATAGGGTCACGTTGCATACTGGATCAAAACATGCCAATATGTGTGTTGAACATATGGGCAAAATCACCGCAAATGATAGCCACCGGCACGATGATATCGCCGATACTTGCTACGATGCGGTAAAACTAGCATTGATAGACGGCACGGTGACACAGTTCACTGACCGAAAAAACTCTGTCAGGAAGATAGAGGGCTATCAAGCTTTTACCAAGAAAAGCTTTGAGTCATGGAAAGATTGAGCGAAAAGTATACTTCACAAGTCTCTCGCATAAAAGATTGCGTTGAGGACTCATACACTTATAACAGAGAAAACATCGAGCGCTTTAAGAACTTAAAGGCTTTCGTGCATAAATCTTCTCTATTTAAAAAAGACAAAGATGCCCTACAAAGTGACGAAAAGCCGGTTATGGAGCTTAACGTTGTTGAGGCATATGTCAGCCGGTTACGCGGCGAGTTCTCCAAGCAAGTTCCTGAAATAGATGTAAGGCCGCAAAGTAAAAACGTCAGCTGGGAGCAAGTGGACGTTGTTCAAGGTCATGTACGCTCTATTTTCTGTAGCTCGGAGTATGAGCACAAAATTGCTAACCCTGTATATAATGATACGCTCTCGGGTGGGTTTTCTGTCATTAAGGTTTATACCGAGTACGAACATGAAGACTCAATGAAACAAGTTATCAAGCTTGAAAAAGTTTTTGAGCCTGAGCTTTGCGGTTTTGATCCACTTGCAAGAGAGTCCTCAAAAGCAGACGGCAATTTTTGCTTTCAGCTTGTCCCCAAGTATGGTCATGAGCTAGAAGCTGAATACCCCGATATAGATTTCTCGCAGATAAAGAAAAGCCCCTTAGTTGATGGCAATTTTAGATGGTCTTATAACGATATTAGCACCAAGCGCGATATCTATTATATAGCTGACTATTACGAGAAAAAGTACGAGTATGAAACGATGTATCTCGTATCTGATCCAATGAATCCAGATGCCGAGCACTCAATGTGGAAGTCAGAATATGACGAAATGATTGCTAACTGGCAAAGCATTGCAGAGCCCCCACAAATCTTAAAGCGCACCAAGCGCAGAAAAACAAAGATCATAAGATACAAGTTTGTTGAAGATACGCTGCTCGAAAAACCAGAAGAGACCACTTTCGATTATTTGCCTATCGTTTTTGTTGATGGAAACTCGGTAACTATTGAGGGGCAGCAAACAACACGGCCATACATTTATAACGCTGTTGACGCTCAGCGCATTAAGAACCTGACAGCATCTGCCATGGTGAACGATATTATCTCCATGCGCCAAACAGATGTCTTGATTGCTAACGAAGCGCTACCCTTTCAGCCTGAATTTATCGAAGCATGGAAAGACCCAGGCAAAACAAAGGCCGCTTTGGTTTATCAGCATATAGGCGACGATGGTTCGCCAAACCCAGCGCCACAGATTTTCCCAAGGTCACAAATAAACCCTGCTTACGCTCAGATTAATCAGCTACAAGATCAAACGCTACAGCATATATTAGGTAGCTATGATGCGTCGCTAGGTATTAATCAAAATCAATTATCAGGTGTTGCGATTGTTGAAGGCGCGACACAATCAAACAATGCGGCAATGCCGTATGTCATAAATTACTTGTCGGCCCTTAATCAGGTTGCGAATATTATTGTTAGCCTGATGCCAAAGTATTACAACACGCTGCGCACTATTCCTATCGTCACAGAAGATGGTAAGCGCGAGTATGTCACTATTAATGATTCAAGAGCTGATAAGCCTGTCATGATGAACTACAGCACTAACGATATGCTTGTCTCATTAAGAGCTGGTGCTAACTTTGACGTACAGAAAAACAAGTCTTTGCAAACTATTATTGAGCTTATGAAGATCAGCGAGAACTTCAGAGGAATGATCGAGCAGAAAGGCTTACCAGTATTGCTTGATAATGTTGACATTAAAGGCGGTCAGCAGCTCAAACAGATGTCTGAAGAGTACATGCAAGAAATGGAACAAAAGGCTGCACAGCAACAAAATCCTCAGCAGCAAATGCTACAAGCTCAAATGCAAGTTGAACAAGAGAAATTGCAACTTGAGCAGCAAAAACTACAGCTGCAAGCCAGGAAGCAGCAAGGCGATTTTATGATACAAATCGGCAAGCTCAAGCAAGAATCTGAAAAAATGGCAGAAGAGGCCATGATGATGCGAACCAATGCAGTTGTCAGGCTTGAAGAGGCACAGAACGAGGCTGATCGTACTGCTGCCGAACTTGCTATAAAAGAATCTGACCATCAGCTAAGGATAGCTGAGCATCAGATGGACATGATTAGTCGAAACTTTAATATCTAGGAGATATGAACATGAAAGATAAAGGTTATGCGATAAGCGCACAAAAAAAGACAGCAGGCAAACCAACAACAGGTGGCTCACCTAAGCATGCAATGATGAAGCCTAAAGTAATGAAATACGAAACCATGCACGACAATGGCAAAGGCGCGCACAACAAAAACATGTACAAAACTATGTCAGGCGACAAAAAATAACGATGGCTACACCGCGAAAAGGTAAAGCTAAAGTTAAGATTACGGCTACTGGGAAAAAGGTAAGCTACGGGCAAGCGGGTAAAGCTAAAGGCGGCGGTCCCCGCGTCAAACCTGGCACAAAGAAAGGCGATGCATACTGTGCACGCAGTCAGGGCCAGATGAAAAAGCACCCTAAAGCTGCCAAAAACCCTAATAGTCCGCTTAGGCTTTCACGCAAGCGTTGGAAATGCGCCGGCAAAAAGTCAAAAGTTTGACAACTATATACATTAAATGTATATAATGTTTTCATAGAGCTGTTATTATTCAATGAAGAAAATTAACAGCAAAGCCACGTAGGCTTTAATTACGGTTTAACTGAGCCATCAGGTAAAATGGTCATGACACGCATGTAACGTTGGATTAACCGTGACGGGGTGATAGTCAAAGAGGGAAATTATGACTGATAACGCTATGGATGGCGTAATTGCTGATGTCAGCAATGAGCCTATGGTTGAATCAACTCCTGAAGTAAGTGCGCCAGAAGTGGCACACGAGCAACAAGAGAAAATGATTCCTCAATCTCAAGTGAATGAAATTGTTAAGGCAAAAATAGCTAAAGCTCGTGAGGGATTTGGCAAGGATGTTGTACAAGCTCATGAACAGCCCACTAATAATATGGGACAACAGAATGTTGCCCTTGATATTGGTCAGGAGATTGCTTCTGAACTTGATAAGCGATTGGCAGATATGCAGAGGCAACAGCAAGAAGCGCAAGCCAATGCTGAAGCGCAAAAGCTAATTGAGTCACTGCAAACTAAGATTGAGGCAGCCGCAAGTAAATATGAGGATTTTGAGGAGGTCACAAAAGAAGTGCCCTACACACAGTTCCCAGGTTTACTAGCTGCATCCAACTCCGTAGACAATGCCGGCGATGTTCTTTATCACCTTGGCAAGAATCCTTCTAAAATGCGCGAACTGGCCTCAAGCTTTCAGCCTGTTATTGACCCATACACCGGGCATCAGGTTGCTAACCCAATGGCCGCCGTTGCAATGAAGGAGCTCAGACAGCTTAGCGAGTCTATGCGCAATAATGAGCTTGCAAAGGAAAAAGGACGCCCTGGCGAACCGCTTAATCAGATCAGACCCTCTAACGTAAAAACCGACAGTGGGTCAAGCAGCATAAAGCAACTACGGTCTAAGTGGACTGTATAACTTAGTAGCTTAGCCACTGTTATAACTTTTTTATTATATAGAGGTTTAATACAATGGCTACTTCTGACAATATCTTGCAACAAGTGATTACCTATCAAGAGTCATCTCTTGCGTTGCTTATTAACCAAAACCCATGGATCGCTACTGCGAACAAAAAGTTTAACAACTTTCAAAACTTTGCAGGCAACTGCAACTTAGGCGACACCGTATCTTTTGACTTGCCTCCTCGTTTTGTTGCAAATTCTAGCTTAGTTGCAACTTTCCAAGGCGCTGAACAACGCGTTCAGAACTTGATTGTTGACCAAGCTGAAAACGTTGCTTACAGCTTTGAACTTGGTTCACGCGTAGGTGAAAACATCGCGGAAAATGCTGTAAGCAACACCTACCGCACTTTCAATGTACCAGGTCCTGGCAGCAACGTAATTCAACCAATCAACAGCTACCAACAATACGCTCAAGCGTTGGCAAACTACCGTAACTTCGGATCGCCAAATGCAGAAGCTGAAGTTTATGTTTCTGATACCACAATACCATCGGTAGTAGGCTCAGGCTTAAACGAATTCGCGCTTAACCGTAACAACGAAATTGCTAATTCTTGGATGCTTGGCAAATTTAGCAACGCTGAATTCTATAGCAGCAACTTGTTGCCAATTCATACCGCAGGGACTGCTGGTAACGCAGGCGACGTCTTAACAGTTGATGCTATTGACCCAACAGGTACATTGCTAACATTGTCTAACGCTTCATCTGACATTGATACCTACAAAGATGGCGACATTATCACACTGGCTACTGCTGGTTATGATGCAGGCACAGTTGCAAACAGCTTGTTCTTCTTAGGCTTCACAGGTCATCAACAAACTTCACAATTCGTTCAAGTACGTGTTGTTGGTAACGTTGATTCTGTGGGTGGCGTAGCTACTGTACAAGTTTTCCCAGCATTAATTGATGATCCTACAAATGCTAACAGCAACGTTAACACTTCCGTTGTCGGCGCAGAAGCACGTGTATGTCCATCACATAGAGCAGGATTAATCGTGGCAAATAAGCCTTTATTTGCAGCTTTGCCTCAATTACCCGAAGAAACCCCTTTTCCCACGGGTAACATGGTTGATCCTGACAGTGGTGCATCTTTCCGTATGTACTACGGTTCTCTCTTCGGTCAAAACGAAAGAGGATTCGTTAACGACGTAATTTGGGGTTCTACATTAGTACCTGATTACGCGATGCGGATTGCATACCCACTCTAAGTTGAGGGCATAAGGATGATAACGCGGCAGCTAATAGCAAATGCTTATTACTTATCTGGCATCTTGTCTCGTGACTTTGAGACGATATCAGACACGCAAGCAATAGATGGCTTGGATATACTAAACGATATTTTAGCTGAAAAGTCTATTAGCTCCGCGTTGATTCCGTATTACACGCAAACAACCTATAACGGCACGCAGGGTGAAAAAGAATTTACAATCCCTGATCTTGTCAATGAAACTGATGTAACCTTCTTCATTGACAATGTCCGATATAGAATGATTCGAGATAGTCAACAAAGTTTTTGGGGCGATTCTCGGGTCGAAGATATAAGCAGTCTGCCCTTTCACTATTATAGTCAACGTGAAGTGGGTGGAATTCGGTTTTATTTGTATTTTACACCAGATCAAGCTTATGAGTTTCAAATCACCGGAAAATACAAATTGCAAAATTTAGATTTAGATACTGACACAACATCTTTATTAGATCGCTTTTATGTTAGTTATTTAAAATACAAACTCGCCAAAAGGTTGTGTGACTTTTACGGGCATCAATTCCCTGGACAACTAGAGCCAACGTTAAAAGGACTAGAATCACAACTTGATAAGATGGTAGGCGTTGATTTAACCATTAAAAAGCCAAGTAACTTTTCACGCGGTGGTAATTTTAGTTATGGCCAAGCTAACCTTGGCAAAGGTTGGGAGCCATAATGCCAAACTTTGGGAACATTCAACCATCAACGCATGACGTTGGCATCATCGGGGGTACTACGTTTGCACGTTACCCAGATATGACAACGGAAGAGACTTTTAACATGATGGTCTCAGGCATTGATAGCAAAACGCCAGCACTGGTTGATTTTGCAGGATATGAAGAGGTTCTCGATTTTAGCGTAGGCGAAGCGCGTGGAATCTTTCTAAGTACAAGGCTAAATGAATTAGTCGCTGTGTTTGGCGATACTGTTTACACGGTAACAAGCTTCTTAGGCTCAAGAGAAGTCGGTAGGCTCGACTCAACTAATGGACCTGTCCATATTACTGAAAACTTTGCCAATCAGATTGCAATCGAAGATGGCCGGGACATTTGGATTTACAACTATGAGACGCCAAGTTTTACAAAAGCACCGATTGATTTCATACCCGTTTATATTGACTTCCAAGACGGTTACTTTATTGCAACGGCTGATAATGGTAAGTGGTACCTATCAGCGTTAAGCGATGGCACGTTGTGGGATCCGCTAGACAACCAATCTTTGCAAACAAAGGCAGACATTTTACAAGCCGCAGTTGTCAGGGATCGACAAGTCTGGATTATGGGTCAAAAAGCTAGTGAGATCTGGATGGACCAAGGGTTACCTCCTCCGCTATTTCCCTATGTTCGTGAAAACAGTTTGGCGATTGATTATGGTGTGCTGTCACGCGAAACAATAGCCGAAGGTTTTGGCATGGTCGTATGGCTTGCTAAAAACGAGAAATCAAACCCAACAATTGTTTACACGACTGGTAACTTGCCAATTCATATCAGTACTGAAGGTTTAGACTTTAAGCTGAGCGAATTTGAAAACCCAGAAGATAGCTTCGGGTTTCTATATCAGATTGACGGACATGTTTTTTATCATCTGACGTTTGTTACTGATAACTTTAGTATCGTGTACGACTTCACAAGTAAAATGTTTTTTACCCTAACAGACGAGAATCGCAATAAGCACATAGCGAAAAGCGTCGTGCGTTTTGGAAACAAACTTTATTTTATTAGTTTCAATGATTCAAAGCTTTATGAAATGAGCACGAATATTACGACATATAACGGCAAGGTAATACCACGGGCTAGGATTACAAAGAGATTTAGAACGCCAAGAAATGAAATATTTATTGTTAACCGCGTTAACGTCCAGATGGAGCAAGGCCAGAGCGACCCACCAGGGATCGTTACGCTGTCAATAAGCAAAGATGACGGCGTTAATTACGGCATTGACGTTTCGCAAGATTTAAAACCATTAGGTGTTCGCCGAGGTCAGGTTGACTTTTGGCGACTTGGTAGGTGCGACAATATTACCTTTCAGTTTCGATTCTGGGGCAAAAACCGTTTTGTTGTGACTAACTCAACGATGGATATATACGCATGAAAACGCCAAACGTACCGAACGCAAATTTTTTACAAGGTCAAAACATGATTTCTCAAGTTTGGTTGTCATTTTTTCAAAACTTGATTACCCAATTACGAATCAATTTTAACGATTCTGGTTATAAGTTCCCTTTTTTAGATGATGCGAGTATTGCGCAATTAACAGGTGACGAGAATATTGGCAAAATTGTTTACAACAGTACTACTAAGCGCATGATGGTTAACAATTCTGGTATATTTGTAAATATACTAACATAAGTTCAAGGAGTTTTTTGATGGATGACACACTAGCAAAATATTTGGGGCCGATGGCCGTTGGTGGCGCTTTAGGGTCTCTATTTGGTGGTCAAGAACCAGACTATAGCGGAGTTGAGTCACAACTTGAGCAAATACCTGGAACTATAAGTCCATATTTTCAGCCTTATATCCAAGCAGGTGAAGAAAGCTTAGGCGGCCTACAGCAACAACTAACTGGTTTGTTGCAAGACCCAGGCGCACTCATGCAGGCATTAGGCGCTGGATATCGCACAAGCCCAGGTATGCAACAATCGATGATGCAGGCAACAGAGGCCGCTAACAGAGCCGCAGCAGCAGGCGGACAGTTAGGTAGCCCTGCTGAGCAACAAGCGCTTGCAAAACAAATTTATGGTATGGGCGAGCAAGATTACGGCGACTATTTAAATCGCGTTTTAGGTTTGTATGGAACAGGTGTAAGCGGTTTATCTGGCTTAACACAATTAGGTGCTGGCATGGGTCGCGGATTGGCTGAAGATTTAGCGCAATCTGGGATGAGTCGAGCAGGATTAGAAGAGGCTAAGATGCAAGCAGAGCAACAATCACAAGCCGGCTTGATGGGCGGCTTAGGCAGTTTGCTTGGTGCTGGAGCAAGCTTGTTTTTATAAGGAGATAAAACATGGCTATAGGTGTAATGCGTTTTAAACCTCTGACAATGGCACAAGCAAGCCCTGGTTACTTTGGTTTGCAAAATCTGCAACAAGGATTGATGCAAGGTTTGAATATGAAGCAAATGGCTGAGCAACAAAAATTAGCCCAGCAAAAAGCAGCACAAGAAGCGCAATTAATGCCTTTGCAGCAACAATTGTTAGAGGCAAAAGCACAACAAGCATTGTCGGGATATGCTCCTTCTAAACCAACTGCCTTAATGCAAAATTTAGCGGCAGCTGGATTCGAACCGGGAAGCGAAGAATACAAAGGCGCGGCACAATCATATCTTGAAAGAGGAATGATACCTACCAGTATTAAACAAGCAAGATATGCAGCACCTCTAGCACAAAACATTATTGATCATGCAGAAGATCAGGGGTTTATTGAAGCTGCAAAAAAATATAGTACTCTTGGTGGAAGAGGTTTAGAAGCAGTGTCTGGCATCAGTGGCTCGCTTGGTTTGGGCGAAACTGATCCAAATTATGTTAAATATCAAACTTTTGTTAATACTACTATCCCACAATTAGTTGCGGAAACAAGAAAGCTATTAGGTGAAAATGCTTCGGTTAGACAGACTGAATTGCTTGAGAAAGCAGTTGATCCTGGAAGCTGGAGAGCCGGACCTGAATTAGTACAAAGCAGATGGGACGAATTAAAAACATTGCATGATTTTGCACAAAAACAAGCCATGCAATCACCTTTGCGAAGCCCAACTCAAGAAAAATATGTTCCACGTGGAGCAGAAAGTACTCAAGAAGTTAAACCATTATCGCAACTTAGCAGTGAAGAGTTGCTAGAAATGTACGGAAGATAAACAGATGGCATACACACGCGAAGAAATTGAAGCCGAAATTAAAAGACGCGGTCTTAAAGTTCCACAATATTCACGTGATGAGATTGCTGCTGAAATGAAAAGAAGGGGCTTAGCTGTACCTGAAGCTACAATAAGCCCATCAGAGCAGACTTCTGTAGGACCTGCTGCAATGTATCAAGGAATGGGAGAAAGCGCCTTAGCGGGGCTTACAGGCGGCTTACAGGGGCTAGCGGATATAACCGCAGGTATAGGATCATTGCCAGCTCGTGGTTATGCAGCATTAACTGGCAAAGAATTTAAACCA